CCCGCTGGGGCGGGCTGGCACGGCGAGCGTCTGGCCGGGACGCGCGGCCACCAGGGCGGCGGCGGCGCGCTGGCCGATGACGGCGATGAGGGGGGCGAGGTCGGCGCGGGGCATCAGGCGCTCCCGGTCTCTGGCGCGGATCGGCGCGCCTTTTCGGCTTCGAGCGCGGCGATGAGGCCGCGCAGTTGCTGGGCGTCGAGCCACACAAAGCGCTTGACCCGGTACATGCGCTCGGCGATAGCGTCGGCGTAGCGGTCGGGCAGCCGCCCCATTGCAATCAGCACGGCGCGCACCTTGGCGATCTGGGCGGCGTTGGGCCCGCCGCCGCTGGCGCGGGCGCTCTTTTTCTTCCAGCCGCAGGCGGCCATGTGATCGAGAACGCGCTTGCGGCCTGTCCAGTCGAGGTCGGCGGCGCTCTTGACGCGGGCGACGGCCCACAGCATGGCGCGGTAGGCATCGTCGGTCATGGCGAGCTGCTTTTTGGCCAGGTGGATCTGGGCAAGCTCGCTTTTGCGCAGGGCGTCGGCAGTGCGGGCGGGTTTCATGGTCAGAACGGGGTATCGTCGGCCATGTCTGCGAAGGGGCCTGCGCTGGCCGGCGCGGGCGCTTGGTGATACTTGTCGAGCCGCCCGCTGTCGCCACCGACGCGGGGCTGGGCGGGCTTGGCGGGTCCGAGCAGAACGAGTTTGTCGGAGAGCACCTCGACGATGCGCCGGGTCTCGCCTTGTTTGTCCTGGTAGTCGCGGCTGCGCAGCCGGCCCTGGATGAATACCTGTGACCCGGCCACCAGGTATTGCGCGGCAATCTCCGCCTGGCGTCCGAAGAGCACGACGCGGTGCCATTCGGTGGTCTCAATAGAGTTGCCCTGTTTGTCTTTGTGCTTTTCGTTGGTGGCAACGCTGATGGCGCAGACGGGGTCGCCGCTGGCGAGGTAGCGCAGGTCGGGGGCTTTGCCGACGTTGCCGATGATCTGCATCTGATTGAGGCTTGCCATGTTTTTCTCCGGTGGCCCCGCCAGCAGGCGGGGCGGTGGGTCAAGGGTTGAGCAGGTTGTCGAGCGCTTTGCTGGGTGAGAATTTAACGGCGGTTCTGGCGGGGATAGTGATGGCCTCGCCGGTGGCCGGGTTGCGCCCGGCGCGCGCGGCGCGCTGCGCGGTCTTGAGCTTGCCTAGCACCCACAGGCTGGCTTCGCCGTCGCTTTGCAGGGCCTGGGCGAGGCGGTCGAAGGCGCATTCGAGCACTTCGGCGACGGCGGTTTTTTTCATGCCGGTGTGGTCGGCGACGGCGTCGATGAGATCTTGCTTTTTCATGGTGCATTCCTTTCTGTTTCGGCGGCAAGGTGTTGCCGCCCTATGGGTTGAGGGTGAGGGTTCCCGGCGGCATTTCGGCGAGTGGGTCGCCTGGCTGCGCTTTGCTGTCTCCGTGCCCTCTGGCGGGGTTACATCCCGACCCCGGCCTGCGGTGAGTGTTCATTTTTCGGCGCGGAAGGTGAGGGTTTCGGCTTCGCTCACCTTGAGGCAGGCGGCGATGGCGGGTTGCAGCGGTTCGTCGGCGTCGGTGCTCATGCTGACGAGCCTGGGCTCGGCCTTGTAGCTCATGCTCTCCACCACGAGGTCGCCGTAGCGCTCGCCGAGCACGGCGGCAAGCCGCTCCGGGTCGGCAACCTTGACGGTCTGGCGCACGCTGTAGTTCATCCGGCAAACGCCAGGTATGACGACGCTGCACGGGCTGTGCAGTTGGTCGATGACAGCTTCCTGGGCGGCGTCGAAAACTTTCTTCGCGTCGTCGGCCGCGATCTTGGCCTCCCATGCGGCGAGCACGGCGCGGACGAGCGCGGCGGGCGCGGGGGATTCGTCGCGGCCGATAATGTCGTCGCCGGTGACGAGGGTGGCGTCGGGCAGTTTGAGGGGGACTGTTTTTGCCATGAGCATCCTTTCAAGTAGGCAGGTGGAGCTGGCCGATGAGGTCGGGCAGCGGGGTTTTGCGCAGCGCGGCTTCGAGCGCAAGGCTGTGGAGCGCACGACTGCGCAGGAACCGGCAGGTTTGTTCGAGTTCGGCTTCGGTTTCGGCGAGGTAGTAGCCGGTTTTCGGGGTACCGCAAACGGCGTGGCCGCTCATGCGCAGCTCGCTCACCAGCTGGCGCACCATGCGCGGCAACATGCCGAGGTGGTCGGCCAGCTCGGCGGCGGTGATGCCGTGGCCTGCGCCGATGTGGGCGGAAAGCGCGGCGAGCACGTCGGCGGCGGGGCGGGTGGCGGTCATGGTTGGCCTTTCACGAGCGTTTTTGCCTCGGCGAGCGCGCGCGCGATGGTTTCCGCGCTGGCGCGGGGCGGTTCCGGTTTTTCCACCGCTGGGGCGTCGGGTTTCGGCGCCACGCCGCCCACCGGCGTGCGCCCGGCGCGACGATCTTCGTTGCGGGCTTCGGCGCGCGCCTCTTGCTGCTCGATCGCGCCGACGAGCACTTCGATGAGGTAGCCGTGGCTCTTGAGCGGCAGGGTGAGGCGGTCGCGGTGGTCGAGCATGTGCTCGATGGCGGCGATCCATGCCTCGCGCGGTGCGGGATACTGGCGGCCACGGCGCTCGACGCGGGCGTCGCGCACCATCGGCGCGAGCTCGGCGAGCAGCCGGGCGGCGCGATCCCAGCCGAGGCTGCGCTGGGCCGGGCGAAACAGGCCGAGGTAGCGCAGCACGGCCCCGGCGAGCGGGCCGCTGATGGCGGCCAGTTCGGCGACCAGGGCGCGCGCGCCGTCGTGCCCCACGACGGCGTCGAGGCTGAACGTTGCGCCGCAGGCGGGGCAGGCAGTTTTCATCAGGCGGCCTCGGCCCGGCGGTTCTCGGTTTCCCCGAGTTCAACCCAAACGATCTCGACGCCGTAGCGATGGGCGCGGTAGTGGCGGTCGCCGTTGCGGCTCACCACGCCGACGAGATCGCCGTGCAGCAGGCCGCGCGGGTCGCCGACGATCTGGATGCGCTGGCGTCCGCGCTCGTCGGCTTCCACAGCTAAAATGTGCAGGCCGAGATGATCGACCAGGCGCAGGGCGACGGTGAGCGCGCGGGCGGCGTCGTAGACGCGCTCGTTGACAGGGGAAACCTCGTCGCCGAGGCGACGGGCGGGGTAATTGAGTTCAGTATTCATGCGCATTCCTTGGGGTTGGGTTTGTGGGGGCAGGCCTGGCAGGCCAGCCACTGGGCTTCGGCGTCTGGGAATCCTGACGGGCGCGGCCGCAGGGCGCTCCTGACGCAGTCTTCGACGGCCTTGTTGAGCCCGTCGTGGGGGCAGGCGCGCACCGCGAAACGGCGGAGGATTTCGGCCTCCAGCCGGCGGGCGTCGGCGGGATAACGGCCGTTCCACCACAGGCTGACGGCCACGCGGCTGTAGCCGATGCCGGCGGCGATGCCCTTGAGGGTGTGGCCGGTGTCGAGCAGGGCGCGGGTTAAATCGCGGGCGGGCGTGGTCATTTTTTTACACGCTCCACCTTGAGCACGCGGTCATCGTTCGGGTCCCAGATTTCTCCGCTCTTTTCGCGCCACACCGGGGTGCGCGGTCCGAGGTCTCGCTTGAGGCTCCAGATCGCCTCGCCGCCCGCCACGGGCACGCGCCGGGCGAGTATTCCGGCGCGGGCGAGGGCGCTGAAATACTTGACCAGGGTGACGCGCGGGGCCTTGAGGTCCGGGCTGGCGTGGGTGGACAGAAGCTCTTTTAGGGTGGCGGCACGGTGCGCGCGCAGATGCCACCAGGCGCGTTCGCGGATGCCACGGGTGACGGTGCGGGCGCGGCGGCCTTCATTGGCCACGGGCTGGCGGCCGTCGGCGAGCCAGGCGCGCCCCAGTTCGGTGACGCTGTACGCGCCGCGCAGGCCGTCCTGCGCAAGCAGCCGCCGCCGCTTGAGCGCGAGCGCGGCCAGTTGCGCCTGGCGGCGGCTGATGCCGCAGCGGTTGGCAATCTCGTGGAGGTGGACGGTGCCGTCGGCGACGGCGGACAGGACGGTTTGCATGATGGTCAACGCGCCGCCCCCTTGCTGCTGCGGATCACCTTGGGCACGAGGCTCGCCTCGTGGTCGACGATGAGTTGCAAGCCCTTGAGGTCGGCGGCTTCGACCTTGGCCAGCCCCCGGTTTTTGGCCAGCGCCTCGACCACGGCAACGGCGTTTTCCAGCAGCCGGTAACGCCCCTGGCTCTGCGCATGCAGGATGGCCGCCACGCCTTCGCCGACGGGCACTTCACAGCATTCCTGCACGAAGCGCGCGGTATCGGCTTCGCTCGCCTCGGTCATGCGGCAGCGGTAGGCGATGCGGGTGCGGATGTGGGCGGTTTCGCTGAACCCGCGCACCTCGGATTCGTGCACCACGAGCAGCACGTAGGTCTGCGCGCGCTCGGCCACGTCGCGCAGGTATTCGATGCCGGCCTGGCGCACCGCGCCGTTTTTCATGGCCAGCCCGTACTGCGCCTCATCAAAAACGATCGGCGTGCCGTGTTCGCGCAGCGCGGCGATCTGGGCGTCCACCTCGGCGGTGGCGTTGCCACGGTGCTTGATGCCGAGCTGCTCGGACACTTTCCAGCGCAGGCCGGACAGGCTCATGCCCACGTGCCCCTTGACCAGCACGACGCCGCCGCCCGCGCCCCAGGCGGACACGTTGCGGGTCTTGCCCACGCCGGGCTGGCCTTCGACCAGGCACAGGCAGGCTGACAGGCTGCCGCGCTGTTTCATGGCTTCGACCGCCGCGAGCAGGCGGGTGTAGTTCTCGGTTTTGACGAAATGGCGCTTCATCTCAGCCCCTCCATTCGATGGGGGACAGGTTCGCGTTCTGCTGCTGCGCCTTGAGCCATGCGCGCCGCCAGGCGGCATCGCGCGCGGCCTCCAGACGGCGGATGTCCGCGGCCTCCTCGGCGGTGGCGGGAAAGACGCTGGCCGCGCCAAAGCGGCTGCACGGGCCTTCGGGGGCGGGTTTTTTGAACAACTTCTTCAACAGTGCAAACATGGCGTACACTCCTTGTGTGATCCCTTCCGCTAGCGCTTCGGGGGTTGCAATCCGCCGTAGGTTAGTTGTCGCTAACCTGCGGCGCTCTCAAAATCCGGGTCGTCCCCGGCGTCTTCGTCCTCATCCCGCCCGCTGGGCGCGTAGAGGTCCATCATCAAATCGTGGTTGCTAACTTCCACCGTCTCAGGCTCGGGCGCGTCGCGCGCGACGGGCAAGAGCTCGGGCGCGAGCGCGGGCACGTCCATCACCAGGCTGGGCGCGAGGTCGATGACATTGCCCAGCGTGGCGCGGGCGGCGTCGA